CGTACATCATTGATTTGACAATTCAAGGCTGTCGATTTATTGACAATGGTGCTGGTTCAATTAGAGCAACAGACGTTGCTGGCGGAGCGTTGCAATTTATCAGCGCTGGCCCAATCACGTTTCACAGCAAAAATATTTCTGTATTAAATTGCTATTTTTCTACGCCCACAGCAGTTAATACACTTGGTATTTCGTATTTTCTTATTGACAGCACGGAAACTTTTTACATGGCTGGTTGCGTGTTTGATGTTCCGGTTTCTGCATCAACCCATTCTGTCACGTTTGAGTCAGGCACATATGGTTCACAATACGGTCTGATGGAAAACAATACATTTAAAGTACCAGTAACATGTTTTACTTTTGCGCTGTGCCAGTTCAACAATAATCAATTTATTGGCCCTCTGGCCTCATTCACCAGTGCGGCATTAGGTATACGAAAAACCCTTTCAAATAACCTGTTCTACCAAGCTGGATCTGGCGCAACTTCCCCAATCACTATTGGCTCTGTCGGAACCAACATCACGAACAATCGGTTCTACGATGATCGAGCCTCGCTTGTTCCGACAGATGTCATTAAGTATTCACCCGCAAACACTACGGCGCTTGCTGCACTTGATTGGACTATTGCAGGCAATACAGTTGCGTCTATCAATTCAAATTACGGGTTCTTTTTTAGCTTGACTGGTGGATCGTCCAATTACGGGGTTCAAAATATTCGGTTCCGTGGAAATGACATTTCCAATTGCGGTAGAGGGATTGAGTTTGCCTCATCTTCTTCAACCTTGCCAAATTGTTTTGACATGGATGTTACAGATAACACCTTTACGGCGCTATCAAGTATTGCAATCAACATGAATGGTGTAGGTCGATTTACTTGCAATGGCAACAGCATTAAAGACTGCGCAACAAACACAATTGCCTTAAATATAACCCAGTCTGATCGGTATGTTTGTTCAAACAATCGAATCACTGATACCAGAGCAGGAGGAGCGCGTTCAACCTACGCAATCTCGGCACAGAATACACAGGCCGGGACGCCTACCTCATTGTTATCATCAAATCTGAGTGTTAACACGCAAAGCGGATTTACAATTGCTGGCGGTGAAGGCACTTCCGTAAACAATACGGTATATTAATAAAAAAAGCCCGTACCAGTTCGGACAACTGGAACCCTTAATGCCTGACTGGATGGTCAGGTTGGAAACAAGGAAATATCATGTCTCTCGAAAAAGTTATCTCTGTTGATCTAATTGAAGTTGTAGAAAATGGCGCTGTGCAAGTCCGCACAAAAACCGCTATTCTTGAAGATGGCAAGCAAATCAGCGGATCATTCCATCGCCACGTTATTGCCCCTGGCGACGACTACAGCAGCGAGGATGCCCGTGTGAAGGCTATCTGTGTGGCAACGCATACGGCGCCCGTTATGGCGGCGTATAAAGCAACGCAAATTCCAGCATAATGCTGACAAAACGTACTGATGCGATTCATCAGGGATTCTTAGGAATCGAAAAATGTCGGAAGAGAACCTAGCGGTTGTAGAACCCGCGCTGGAACAGGTGGCAACGGCTGCACCTGAACCCGAAGTTAACGCGCCGGAAGCAGAAGCACCCAAGACCTTCTCGCAAGAGGAACTTGATGCGGCTATTGGAAAACGCCTCGCAAGAGAGCAACGAAAGTGGGAACGGGAACAAGCACAGAGGGTTGCGGAAACGCAGACCTTGAGGGCTCCGGCAGCACAGTCTGCGGATCAGTTTGAAACGCCAGAGGCTTACGCCGATGCGTTGGCCTACCAAAAGGCCGAACAACTGATTTCGCAACGGGAAGCGGCCAAGCAGCACTCGCAAGTTCTTGAGAGTTATCATGACAAGGAAGAGGAAGCACGGGCTAAGTACGATGACTTTGAACAGGTCGCGTACAACCCCAAGCTGACGATTACTGATGTGATGGCTGATACGATTCGGTCTTCGGACGTTGGACCTGAGCTAGCCTACTATCTCGGAACCAACCCCAAAGACGCAGCGCGTATCTCCCGCCTAGCCCCGCTTGTCCAGGCAAGGGAAATCGGAAGGATTGAGGCCAAGTTGGCGTCTGACCCTCCGATGAAACGTACTACATCAGCGCCAGCGCCGATTTCGCCTGTCACTGCCCGATCCACTGGATCACCGGCCTACGACACTACGGACCCACGTTCTACCCAGAACATGACGACTTCGCAGTGGATTGAAGCCGATAGGGCACGACAACGGAAAAAGTGGGAAGCGCAAACCCGCTAACTTTTAAAGGATTTTCTTCATGGCTAATTCGATTCTTACCATCGACATGATCACGCGCAAGGCGCTTGAGATTCTCGAAAACAACCTGGTGCTTACCCGCAACGTAAACCGTCAGTACGACGACAGTTTTGCTGTCAGTGGTGCCAAGATCGGTTCTACTCTGCGTATTCGCCTGCCCGACCGCGCTCTGGTCACTGACGGTGCTGCCCTGCAAGTTCAGGACGACAACGAGCAGTTCACCACGCTGACTGTCTCCACCCAAAAGCATATCGGCGTGAACTTCACCTCCGCTGAACTGACGATGCAGTTGGACGACTTCGCAGAACGTGTGCTTAAGCCACGTATTAGCCAGTTGGCGTCCAGTATTGATGCTGACGTTGCCAATGCGTACAAAACCATTGGTAACACGGTCGGCACCCCCGGCACGACTCCTTCTACCTCTCTGGTGCTGTTGCAAGCCCAGCAGAAGCTGAACGAGAACGCTGCCGTGATGACGCCCCGCTATGCAACGGTTAACCCCGCTGCAAACGCTGGTTTGGTTGAAGGCATGAAAGGTCTGTTTAATCCCACCGACACCATTAGCAAGCAGTTTAAGAACGGCATGATGGGCACTGGCGTGTTGGGCTTTGATGAAGTCAACATGTCTCAGTCGATCAAGCAGCACACCACGGGTTCGCGTGATGCTGCTGCTGCTACTACGGTGAAAACCACTGTGGCTTCTGAAGGCGCTTCTACTCTTGTTTTGAACCAAGCGTCTGTAAGCACAACCCTTAAAGCCGGTGATGTGTTTACCGTCGCAGCTTGCTTTGCTGTGAACCCGCAAACCCGTGAAACCACTGGTTCGCTGTTCCAGTTTGTGGCCTTGGCTGATGCAACCGCTGTAGCTGGCGATTGGACTGTGACTGTTGCCGCCATGTACTCCGCTGCTCACGCACTGGCTACCATGACCGCCCTGCCAGTTGCTGCTGCTGTTGTAACCTTTGTTGGAACCGCTTCTACTGCTTACGCACAGAATTTGGTTTACCACAAAGACGCTATCACGTTTGCTACCGCTGACCTTTTGATGCCCCAAGGCGTTGATATGGCTGCACGCGCTGTTCACAACGGTATCAGCCTGCGCGTTGTGCGTCAGTACGACATCAACAACGACCGTATGCCTTGCCGTATTGATGTGCTGTATGGCTTCTCTACCATTCGTCCACAGATGGCCTGCCGCATCTGGGGCTAATCAGTAACACGTTTAAAGGAAAATTATCATGGCACTCCCTAATGGCGCAGGCGGTTACCAACTCGGTGACGGCAATCTGACTGAAGCTGTACTTGGCGTTCAAACTATTCCTACTAGCCTGACTGCGGACACTACGTTGACCGCTGCTCAAGTGGCGGTTGGTCTGGTTGTTTGCGCCAAAGCCTCGGACGCTACGTTGACTGTTACGTTGCCCACCGCAACGTTGCTTGACGCGGCTATTACCAGCGCAAAAGTCGGGTCGTCTTTTGACCTGATCATTTGCAACAACAACAACTCTGGTGGATCGTCTACCGTACCTATTACCACTGGTACTGGCATTACGATCTTCGGCTCTGTCACTGTTGCACGTTTCGGTGCCCACACCTACCGTTTTGTGAAGACGGGTGACGCAGCTTATTCTGCGTTCTTGAAGTAACTTGAATGGGGGCCTCGGCCCCCGTTTTTAAAGGACTAAATTATGCCGAATACGAAAGCCGTAGGGGTCGCGTTTAGCGATCCTCAATTTGATAACATAACCGTGGTTGGTGCTTCAACCGTTGATGTGAGCGATGCATCAACTGGTAGCACTAACGCTGCCGCTCTTTCAACTTCACTTACCCTTACGGGTGTTGGAGCTGTGGGATGGGCAAGCAAATCAGACTTGGAAGCAAACGTGGCGTTGGGTGCCTACGCTAATGGCCTATATGGCTACTTGGAGTTTGGCGCAAGTGGGCGCGTAACTGGTCTGGCCTCTGGCACCGTTGGCGAAATCGTCTTGTCTGCTGGCTGTACCCAAGGCACCTACGCTGCAATGGAGTGTGAAATTGGTATGCCAACTGGCGCTGTGACTGGCACGAATACATCGTTCCTTTACTTGAGTTCCTATGGCGCTGACAAGGCAACATTTGATACAAGCGGGACGTTGTTTAATCTGGCCGGTGTGACTAAAGGTTCGGGTAAGCTGTTGCAAGACACAACTTCGGGGCCAACAATCCGTCCAGTTCAAGCGATTAAAGTGGTCACGCCTGATGGCATTCGCTATCTGCCGTTGTATGTGACTGCTGCTATTGCTGCCTAAAGATGATCACCCGTGAAGTAGTGATGGAGCGGGTGCAGAGTCTGCAAAAACAAGCCGAGCGTTTGCGTTCAGATTTGGACGCAACGCTTGGTGCGTTGCAGGATTGCGGTTATTGGCTAAAACAACTGGAAAACACAAATGGCAGTGATTTACTTGGCGCATCCGATCCACGGTAGAAAAGTCGCAACGATGGACTTGGAAGCTGAGTACGACGAGAAGAACGGTTGGAAGCGATATACTGAGGATACGCCTGTCGTTGAGGAGGCGGCTCCCGTAAACGCGCTGGAAGTAAAGCGCAGGTACACGCGCAGGGTTGTAGCAGAAGGAGTCTAAGATGGCGATTTACACCGCTGGCGATCAAATCAACCGGGCGCTGCGACTGTTGGGTGTGCTGGCCGAAGGAGAAACGTCTTCTGCGGAGGTTTCGCAAGATTCGTTGACGGCGCTCGACCAGATGATTGACAGTTGGAACACTGAGCGGTTGTCGGTGTTCAGCACCCAAGACCAGACC